GTGAGCACCGAGGCGGAGAACACGCACACGCTCAAGGGCGGCACAGACTGGGAGGTTGCGCTCGAGCAACTCGCCGAGACGCTGCCCAATGCGCTCTCGACGTCGCTTGTGGTGAGCTGGTTCGGCTCGGGTCTCAGGGCGGGGCACTGCCTGGTGCGGCCGGCGGTCGATGCAGCCGAGAAGAAAACCGCGCCGCTCGAATGGTCGGTCGCAGGCCTGACTCGCGCTGCTGCACCGCTCGTGTCGTCGAACGACGGACAGGCCGCCTACGGCGGTACGCCCTCCGATCAGACGGTCGTCGCTGCCATCCGCGATCTCAAGGCGCGCGGCCACAACGTGCTACTGGCTCCGTTCATTCTGATGGACGTGCCACACGGCAACGCGCTTCCCGATCCCTACACGGGGACAAGCGGCCAACCCGCCTGTGGCGGGCTCGCCTGACAAGACATCGCTCGCAGCTGCCGAGGTCGCGAGCATCGTCGGCACAGCCATTCCCGCTCACTACGGAATCAACGGCGAGAGCGTCGTCTACGCGGGCCCGGAGGAGTGGACGATCCGACGCATGGTGCTGCACTACGCCCATCTCGCGGTTGCCGCGGGTGGTGTCGACGGCATCCTGATCGGCACCGAGCTGCGCGGCTTGACGCAAGTGCGCTCGGCTCCCGGCACTTATCCTTTTGTTGCCGCGCTCACCGCGCTCGCCGCCGACGTGAAGGCCGTTGTCGGGCCTGCCACGAAGGTGACCTATGCCGCCGACTGGTCCGAATACTTCGGCCACCAACCTACCGACGGGTCGGGCGACATTCATTTCCACCTCGATCCGCTCTGGGCCTCGCCTGCCATCGACGCGGTGGCTATCGACTGCTACTGGCCGCTCGCCGACTGGCGCGATGGCGACCATCTCGATCGTGCGGCTGGGGTGCGCTCGGTCTACGATGTCGACTACCTCAAGGCCAATCTGTTCGCTGGAGAAGGCTACGACTGGTTCTACGCCTCGGCCGGTGCTCGAGCGGCGCAAATCCGCACTCCGATCGCGGACGGCGGCAGCGGCAAGCCCTGGGTATTTCGCTACAAGGACGTGCGCAGCTGGTGGTCGAACTCGCACTTCGACCGGCCCGGCGGCGTCGAGAGCGCAACGCCTACCGGCTGGATGCCGCAATCCAAGCCGATCTGGCTGACCGAGATCGGATGCCCCGCCGTCGACAAGGGCGCCAACCAGCCCAACGTCTTCGTCGATCCGAAGAGTTCGGAATCGTTCGTGCCGTATCACTCGAGCGGCGAGCGCGACGATCTCATGCAACGCCGCTATCTGCAGGCGATGCTCGAGGCTTTCGATCCGGCGCATCCCGGCTATGTCGACGGAGCAAACCCGGTATCCGCCGTCTATGGCGGGCGCATGCTCGATGTCGATCACATCTACGTCTACGCGTGGGACGCGCGGCCCTATCCGGCGTTTCCAGTCAACGATCTCGTGTGGAGCGACGGCGCCAACTGGCGCCTCGGCCACTGGATCAACGGTCGCGTCACGGGGCAGGAACTCGGTGCGGTGATCGCCGCGCTGCTGGAGGGCTACGGTTTTTACGATTTCGATGTCGACGCGCTCGACGGGCTGGTTTTCGGCCTCGTTATCGACCGGCCGATGTCGGCTCGCGAGGCCCTGCAACCGTTGGAGCTCGCCTATTTTCTCGATGCCGTCGACGCTGGCGGGGCGACCCGTTTCGCGCATCGCGGCGTCGAGCCGCCGCGTGTGCTGCTGGGGCTCGATGATCTGGTCGAGACGAAGCCCGGCTCGGATCTCGTGCGCCTGACGCGCTCCCAGGAGACGGATCTGCCCGCTGCTGCACGGGTCTCGTTCTCGGCGCTCGAATCCGATTATCGGCAGGCCGTCGCGCAATCGCGCCGTCTGGTCGGTGCGTCGGGACGGATCGCGGACGCGCAACTCGCGCTCGTCATGGACGCTGGGCAAGCGGCTCGTACCGCCGATACTTGGCTTTTCGAGACGTGGGCCGCTCGCGAACGAGCCCGCTTCGTGTTGCCGCCGTCCGCTCTGGCCCTCCAGCCTGGCGATCTTGTCGCCCTCGACCATGCAGGTCGGTCGCGCCTGCTGCGTATCACCGAGGTAGGCGATCATGGTGCACGTGAGATCGACGCGATCGGAATCGATCCGTCGGTCTACTCCGGCGGTGCCGGCGTGGTCAGGCCCGAGACGCCAAAGGGTGGCGGCACGATTGGTCCCGTGCTCGGGGTCTTTCTCGATCTTCCGCTGCTGACCGGTGGCGAAGACGCCGAGGATGGCTACGTCGTCGCCGTGCGTGAGCCTTGGCCGAGCGGGGGCGCGGCGTTCTATCGCTCGCCGGTCGAAGCGGGTTTCACTCTCGGAGCCGTCACAACCCGCAAAGGCATCACCGGCATCCTTCTCACTGAGGTGCCTACAGGAGTCGAGGGGCGTTTCGATTATGCAACCCGCCTCATCGTGCGCCTCGATGCGGGCATGCTGACCTCGACCCTGCCGCTCAACCTTCTGGCCGGCGCGAATGCCGCTGCCATCGAGGGGATCGATGGCGAGTGGGAGGTTTTGCAGTTCGAAACGGCGACACTGGTTGCGCCAGGAACGTATGAACTCTCAAAGTTGCTGCGCGGACAAGCCGGCAGCGAGCGTGCGATGCAGTTGCCGATTGCGGCCGGGGCTCGGTTCGTTCTACTCGACGGCGCCTTGACACCCGTCCCTTTAACGGCGAGCGACATCGGCTTGCCGTTGGTCTGGCGCTACGGGCCGGCCGCACGCGCTCTGGGCGACGCCTCCTATCAGACCGAGGTCCATGCGTTCCGGGGCGTCGGCTTGCGGCCACTCAGCCCGGTGCATCTGCGCGGGCGGCGCGTTGACGGTGACATCGCCATCACCTGGATACGGCGCACGCGTGTGGGGGGAGATAGCTGGACATCGGTCGAGGTGCCGCTCGCCGAGGATACCGAGCGCTACGAGGTCGATGTTCTATCCGGCGCTGTGGTGGTGCGCACCATTACGACGAGCGTTCCATCGGCCATCTACTCGGCTGCCGAGCAGACGATTGACTTCGGGTCACCGCAAGCCGTCGTCGCGATCCGCGTCCATCAGATCAGCACCGCGTGGGGCCGAGGTGCACCGCGCGACGCCATCGTCTGATCTGGGCCGCTGAAACTTCCATTTGGAGAAACCGTCATGCGCCTCGGCGTCATGCGCCAACCGGCGTGGCTCGTCCATGCCTGGGCGGAAATCGGCCAACGCGAGATCGCGGGGTCGAGAAGCAATCCGCGGATCGACGACTACATTCGCCGGGCTGGTCATCCCGAGCTTGCGAACGACGCGACAGCATGGTGCGCCGCGTTCGTCGGCGCGTGCCTGGAGCGAGCCGGCATGCCGGGCACGGGCTCGCTGATGGCGCGCTCCTATCTCGCCTGGGGACTGCCCGCGAGCGAGCCCGAGCCGGGCCTCGTCGCAGTCTTGTCGCGCGGATCAAATCCGGCCTTTGGGCACGTCGGCTTTCTGGTCGGATTGACCGACGATAGCGTGATCTTGCTTGGCGGCAATCAATCGGATGCCGTCACGGTCGAGGCTTACTCACGGGATCGGTTGGTGGGGCTGAGACGCCCCCCCGTCGCTGCACAGGTTCCCGTGCAACCGGGCGCTGCCGATGGGTCCGCCTTCGAGTGGTCGCTCGCTCGTATCCTCGAGCACGAGGGCGGCTACAGCGACGACGCCTTCGATCCCGGTGGTCCGACGAATAAAGGCGTTACGCTCGCCACCTATGCGGCCTTTACGGGCAAGCCGCTCGAGCCGGCCACCCGAGACCGGCTGAAGGCCGAGCTTCGCGCCATTCCCGACGAATTGGTCGCGCGCATTTACCGCGAGCGTTACTGGCTCGCCGCTCGGTGCCCCGAGTTGCCGGGATCGCTCGCGCATTTCCACTTCGACGCGGCCGTCAATCAAGGTGTCGGGGGTGCGGCCCGCATGTTGCAACAAGCGCTGGGTGTCACGATCGATGGACAGATCGGTCCCCTCACGCTGGCGGCCGTCACGCGTCATTCCATGCGTGAGCTTCTGCAGCGCTACGCCGAGGTGCGACGGCGCCGGTATCGGGGGCTCGGCCACTTCTGGCGCTTCGGGCGCGGCTGGATCGCGCGTGTCGACAAAACTCTGACGCAGGCGCTCAGCCGCGACGCCAGCCAAAGAGTTCCGTCGCCTGCTGAGCCGCGGAGCCAAACGACTTCCCCGACGTCGCCACTCATCAAGGAAACGAAGACCATGCCCGACTCACAGAAGCCTGCGATGTCCACGCCCCAGACCGACGCCAAGTGGTGGGGCAACTCCCTCACCATTTGGGGCACCCTCATCACCGCCATCTCGACGGTGGCGCCGGCGATATTATCGGTGTTCGGGCTCCACGTTCCAGGTGTTCTGATCGAGCAACTCGGAGGCGACATCCTTGCGATTGTGCAGGCCGTCGGTGGCTTGATTGGCACCATCATGACGATCGCAGGTCGCTCGCGGGCGGCCCTGCCGCTGACGCGCCGAGCGGTCTCGATCCGCGTCTGAGGGCGCTAGCGGGCATTCATCGAGGGTTCAGTCCGTATTCCCTACATTCCAGCGACTGGAGCCCGCCATGTCCCGTCGATTTGCCATCAGTTGCGCCGCCATCTGCTCTGCCGCCATCTTGTTGGCGACGACGAGCAGTCGAGCCTCCGCCGAGGGTCGCTGCTACGGCGAATGGTCGGATGCGGCCCCCATCGTCGCGCGTGAAAGGCTGCGGTCGGCACGCGACGTCCAGGATATGGCCCGCGGCGAGTTGGCGGGGGACGTGGTTCGCATCCTGCTCTGCGAGGCGGAAAGTGGCTTCGTCTATCGTCTGGTCCTGCGCCGACTCGATGGGCGCATGGGCACGCTGACCGTGAGTGCCAGACCGACGCCTGGCGGTTGA